AAATTACGAGTTTTCATGTCCTTGCTCCTCATCATGTATTTATATTAGCAGCACTCTTACCCAAAGTCAAGCCTGTTTTATCAAAAAACCTACGATAAATAAAGATATGCCTAGACTCAGTTTATACCGTCCGAATAAGCAAAACGATTATCGTTTCTTTGATAGAACGATATCAGAACAACTCACTGTGGGTGGTACTGATTTGTACATTCACAAATATGCGGGTATCACGAATCAGGGGCCATCAATTGACCCTACCCAACCCCAATATCTTGAACCCAATCCTACGCAGATTCAGGATTTGCTGTTCCTAGAAAACAGAGACAGAAAGTATGACCCGAACATTTATCGTTTGCGCGGTCACTATAATGTGCAGAATTTGGACTTTGATCTAAGTCAGTTTGGATTGTTTCTAAACAATGATATCATCTTTGTCACGGTTCACTATAACGACATGATTGATATCATCGGTCGTAAATTGATGGTCGGAGACGTTCTTGAACTTCCTCACTTGATTGACTACAATCCGTTAGATGAGAAGATTCCTGTAGCACTAAAACGTTTCATGCAAATTACCGACTCTAACTATGCGAGTGAAGGCTTCTCTCAGACTTGGTATCCACATCTATGGCGCATCAAATGCGAACCGCTCGTCAACACTGAAGAATTCGCAGACATTCTGAATGCTCCAACTGAGCAAGATAACTATCTAGGTGACTTTGATCCTACTAAGACTTATCCTCCGGGCTATACTGTAACCTACGGTGGTGTAATTTACAAGTCAATCACTGATGTTCCTATTGGAATCACTCCACCAAACGCTACTTACTGGCAAGTAGTTGAGAAGGGCAGTATTGCAGACATTCTCTCTACTTACAACAAGAACATTGCAATCAATGATGCTGCTCTACAAGAAGCACAGCGTATTGTTCCTTTATCAGGTTACGATACAAGTAAATTGTATATTGTTCCTACTTACGGTGAGTATCAGTCCAACGGAGTAAAGTCTGGTAAGTTCAATCAACCTGCTCCTCCTGTAGGCGTGACGACTAATAATAGCAATACAGTTCCTACTCCAACTGTAGGAACAGTGATGATGGTTAGAAATCCGAGATATAGAAATACTGCTGCTGGGATCAAGATCAAAAAGTCAGTCCTTGAAAGCATTTGGGATATGACTGCTGACTCTATCGGATTCAATGACAAGATTGACAAGTTTGTTCAAGCTCAAATGTCAGTCATTGAGCAAGCACCTCAAAAGACAGAAGGTGGTTCTGGTTCTGTAGAAACTGACAAGATTCTAAATGTACAGTCATTAGGTATTGTCGTAGGTCCTTATGGTACTGCTGATAACACTTATGCTACCGCAGATCAGGATCCTACAGCACCTGGCTTTACAGGAGATATTACAATCAACATGGACTATCGTGCAGACTGTATCCCAGGATATCAGTTTATCACACGTTCGAGCCCGCGTACATTTGGTTATTCTACTGGTTATATGACTGGTGACGGTTCCGCACCTAACGGCTTCCCGCTAGGAACCACTGGATTAGAAACTACAGGAGCAGGTATTAGCTTCCCTCAAAACCCACAAGTAGGTGACTACTTCTTACGCATTGACTATCTACCCCAACTTCTATATCGTTGGGACGGTAAGATGTGGATCAGAATCAGCGAGAACGTAAGAACAGACACCGGCTTCACTGCAACCGATCAATCACTATTGTCAGGATTTATTAATGACAGCGGGGAAATCTATCTAAATAGTGAAGGGAAACTGGTTCCTGAAGCTCAACCGTTGTCATCAATATTGCAGCCTACACCAGATGTTCTACCACCGGAATAATAGTAAACTATGGCACAGTTCTTTTACGATAATCAAGTCAGACGCTTTCTGATTCAGTTTGCGAAGATTTTTAGCAACTGGGAAGTTACCAGAGGTAAGGATCCTAATGGTAATGATATTCTAGTTCGTGTGCCGATCATGTACGGTGACGCTAGCAGACAGGCATCAACAATCATTGCGAATAACTCTGCGAGTAATCTACCTACTGCACCCATGATCACTTACTATATCACAGGTATTGAATATAATCAGAAGTGGACTCAGGATCCTACTTTTGTTGATAAGCTGAATGTGAGACAACGCGCTTATGATCAAGAGACTCAGAGTTTTCAAACTACACAGGGCCAAGCATTTACTGTTGAACGCTTGATGCCGGTTCCGTATACACTGCGAATTAACGTAGATTTTTGGACTACTAACTATCAGCAGAAGCTAGAAATCTTTGAACAGCTAGCGACTCTATTCAATCCAGCACTTGAAATACAAAGCACTGATAACTTCATTGACTGGACTTCATTGTCAGCAGTCTTTCAGGATGGATTAACTTTCTCAAGTAGAACTATTCCTGTTGGGACAAACAATCCAATTGATATCATGACTTGGAAGTTCTATATGCCGATCTGGATCAGCACTAGCTCTAAGCTCAAGAAGATGGGAGTCATTGAAAAGATCATTGCATCTATCTATCAAGGTAATGCTCTACAAGATGTTCAAGATGATGACTTGCTATTGGGTACTAGACAGAAGATTACTCCTTATGGATATAAACTACTACTATTGGGTAACAAACTTCAGTTACTTCCAGCTAATGAAGCATTCAACCCATCAAACAACACACTAGTATTACCAGACAACCCTAATACAAGTCTGTATTGGAGTTCGTTACTGAACGTATACGGTGCTGTAAAGCCTGGTATTTCACAGATTTGGTTACAGAATCCTTATATGGATCATGACATTGTGGGTACTATTGTTCCTGATCCAACTGATGACAGATTCTTGATCTACAATATTGATCAAGATACGCTTCCGCAGAATACATTGCCGCCTGTTAATAGTATTATCAATCCCCAATTAACTGGACCTAACGCAGGATTGCCTGGCCCGATGCCAGGAGTAAGATATCTCATTGTTGATAATATTGGTAGCGAAGGTGCTACTACTGTTTCATGGGGAGGATTAGTTGCTAATGCGAACGACATTATTCAATATGATGCTACCTTAGGGCGATGGGTTGTTTCGTTTGATTCTCAAGCTGCAACAACAGTTCAGTTTGTTACAAATTTAACTACTAACGTACAATATCGTTATGTTAATACTGATGGTATGTGGATGAAATCATACGAAGGTTGGTATGATCAAGGTGATTATAGCATTGTCATCTAATATATCACACCAAGCAGCAGGCGTTTTCTTTTATAGTAAATCAACAGCTAGATATCTGTATCTACTTAGATCAGAAACAAAGAATCCAACGTGGAGTATTCCCGGAGGAAAACTAGAAGATAGCGAGACATTGCTAGATGGTATTGAAAGAGAATGTACTGAAGAAATAGGATTTTTTAACCCTGATCTAAAGTTTGTTCCTATTCAAAAATTTGTGAATAATACGTTCGTGTATCACACGTTCTTCTGCGAAGTAGCAGACGAGTTCATCCCCAAATTAAACGATGAACATGTGGGTTATGCTTGGGTAGGAGACGGATTATATCCTAAGCCATTGCACCCTGGATTGTTTAGTACTGTCAATATTGATGTTGTGCAAGAAAAATTGAATATATTAACTAGAAGTTAATGAATTCCTAATAATTTAGATAGGGTTGACCAACCCATTGAGCCTGCTAATACGCCCGCTCCCATTAGCATCCATCTCCACTTTTCTAAAGCAGAAATTTTCTTTTCAACTTCGGCATGTTGGTTTTTATTATCTTCTTTAAACGAGTCAAATGACTTTTTCATGTCATTCATATGGTTGTCAATGCTAGTTCGCAAGTCCTTCAGGTCAGTTTTTAGATCATCAACTTTTACGTTGAGATTTCCGTACTGCACCTGAAGGACCGCTATTTCGGTCTCAGTCTGCTTGAGTTTTGCAACGCTTGAAGTCTGAGCCATTGTCATCTGCCTTATGCGTTATTGATAGTTACGATTGGGTTAGGCTGACCGTTAGCTGCATTCGCAACTGCGGCTGAGTTGAACGAAGCAATAACGTCAGGGTTAACTGTGTTCAATACAGCTAGACCTGTACCTGAACCAGTTGCAGTTGCAGTGAATGTAACACCAGTGATGTTAGATGCTGCACCACACGCAGTCCAGTCAGTAGTACCAGTACGATAAATCGTGTACAATGTTCCCGGTACTAATGAACCAGGTGCAACAGTTGCTGGGAATAGCTCTGAGCTATGATCGTTCACGCTTGAAACATACTGTGTACCAGAAGCTGCGTTAGTTGCAATGATTGACATTGTATTTGGTGTCAATGCAGTGTTAGCAACATTTGCAGTGTAAGCCTGACCAACGATACCAGTTACAGTACCTTTAACAAGATACTTTGTCTTACCTTTTTGACGAATAATATAACCTGCTTCTGGAAGAACTTGAGCGAATGTGTCTCCGTATCCAGTTGAGCCAGATGCATTGTTTGCAGATACTGCACCCAGAACAACACGATTCTGAATAGCATATGCGGAAACGCTAGCATTTGAAGTCAAGGCAACATTTGGGCCGCCTGGAGTTGCAGAAACAGTGAATGCTGCTGCGTTGGCAATTGTTGCTACAAAGTAAGTAGTACCGGCAGTCAAACCACCGAAAGTAGTGTCAAATACCACTGGGGTATTTGCAGTAAGGGTCTGTGCGTTACCTGAAGTACCGATGACGTTTCCTGTTGCAGTTGTATTTGCTACAGCAACATTCAGGTTACCCTTAGTTGAAGTTGTAGTACCCAACAACTGATTAACATTAGGGTCATTTCCCCAGTGTGCAAACAAGATTGTACCAGTTGCTACGTTTGCGAAATCAGTACCGAGACCAACTACAACATTGCTTGAAGTTGAAGCGAATACAGTACCGGTACCGTTAACACCGAAGCCAACATTGCAAAGAACTTGCTTACCGTAGATTGATGTGTTACCACCAACTACTGAATAAGTGTTTGCATTAGTTGATGGCCATTGAGGACCAGTTGGGTTATTGAAATACGCATCAACAACTGCTACCGATGCTGCTACAGAACCACCTGTAGTATCAGTCAATGTTGCCATTACTTGCGGTTGAACACTCAATTGTGTAGCCGAAACATCAAACGTGTGATTAGATAGAATTGAATTAATATAATAAGTCGTGCCGGCTGTTAGACCGCCGACTGTAGAAGCAACTACGAATGGCATACCAGCGGCTACACCGACTGTAGGTGAAGTAGTTAGATTTTGTGTTACTGTTACGATACTGCCTGTTTGTGCAGTGTCAGTGATAGTCAAGACTGCTTGAGCCTTGGCGATTTTTAGTGGGCGTCCCATTTGTTTTCTCCTTATGGTTGCGAGTTCTAGTCGCTACGCAGTGGGTGCTGCATAAGCCCTCCCCATGAGAGCGTATAAAGTATTTAGCTTTATTGCGAAATTATTCGGTACCTGTAGCTGGATGAGGAGCACCTAATTCTGTGACAGAGAAAGGAGCTGCTGTGCCGTTTGCATTGATATATGCAAGATAATTGCCTTGGCCAACAATGAAGCTACGTTCCACAGAGTTAGCTGGAATGATTTCACACGCAGTAGTATTTGCAGTAACACTAGAATTACCTACATTGATTGCAATAGCAGAATTGGTTGTTGCAATTCTTACTTTGTCAGTTGCAATAGGACCGATACTAGCTGATGACCCTGATGCTGTTTGAATATATGATGCCATTTTATTTTATCCTTAATATTTGATAATAGGTAGCAATGCTACGTTTGTTGGGCGGGTTTCAGTGCTTGTTCCCGTGCTTCCATTAGTCTGTGTGAGTCTAGTGAACTCATAAGCAGCCGAATCTAAGTCACCTGTACTCAGATTCAAAGGTCCAATATTTTCATCGTATGGAACAAAATTGCCATATGCATCTTTTAGACCACCTGATGCTGCTTCTGCGTCATACACATACCATGCATCTTGATAGAAGTGATTGTGCGGGCCGACTGCTTGCGTTTGAGTAGTACCAAATCCACGACCTGGATCAACACCCTTGCCGGCATCAATGCCTCTGACGAACTGACCGCGAAGATCAGGTAGAGCAAAGCTAGAGCCAGTGCCGCCGTACGTGTATCCAATTGCACTGAACAGATTAGCATATGTTGTAGTACTGATAAGAGAACCATTTGCCACTAGATACCCTGATGGTACAGCGTTTGCTGCTCTCCAAAATACTGTTCCAACTGGAATAGCAGAAGCAGCTATCGCATTCAAAGCATTCTGTACGTAGGTGACGATTGCTTGCTGAGTAGCGAGATAATGAGGAGAGTTTGCTGCCATCGTTCCATCATTATCAAATTTAGTTACAGTGTCTCCGAAGTTATCTTGTAAGGTAGCGAATATGGAAGTCAATGCAGTAGCACTATTGAATAATGCTGACGTTGAAGTAATACCAGTAGTTGTGATATTTCCTGTGACAGCTAGATTACCTCCTACTCCTAAGTTTCCTGCAACATTAGACCCGCTTCCTGAAGTGACGTTTAGATTGCCGCCGATAGTTGTACTTCCGATGATCGCAGTATTTCCACCTACGCTAAGGGTAGCAGATACACTCGCATTTCCAGTAGATAAGTTACCGCTACCTATGTTACCGGTAACATTAACATTACCACCTGCTGTGATATTTCTTATAACTGTAGCATTTCCGCTGACTGATGCATTTTGAATAACATTCAAGTTTCCTAAAACATTAGCTGCGCCTGAAATATTAGCTGCACCGTTTACGTTTATATTGCCGGTAACATTTGCGTTTCCGTTGAAAATTCCATTCAATGCAGTCACATTACCTGTGATTACAGAATTGCCTGCTACACTAGAGTTACCTAAAACGATCAAGTTGGCACCAACATTAGCATTGCTGTATGTTGTAATGTTGCCTACAACTAGTAGAGTTGTACCTACACTTGCTTGACTGCTAATGGTTATATTGTTTGTTGTGGTATTAAAAGGTACTGCTAGATTTGAATTTAATGTCAAATTTCCAGTGATAGTAGTATTGCCGCCGATACTAGCATTGCCGCTAACATTAAGATTCGCAGCAACAACTGCACTACCGTTAATATTAGCATTAGCGGTAACGTTTAGATTACCTCCAACATTAGCATTGCTGCTAGTAGTTAGTACAGCTACTGTTCCATTACCAGTAATAGCGATGTTGCCACCAACTACTGCATTACCAACAACGTTGGCATTTCCACTAACTCCCAAATCTGCACCAACATTTGCATAATAACCAACAGCAATATTGTTAGACGTAGCGTTTCCGGTTACGCGGAGGTTGCTTGCAACATTAGCATTGCCGGTAGTATTAAGATTGCCAGTTAAGTTAATATTTGCTGTTACATTAGCATTACCTGTAACGACTACATCGCCGCCTGTAATTAAATTGCCGCCTGTAATATTGCCTGTTGCAACAACTACCCCAGAAGTCGTGAGATTAGCACCAGTTACATTTCCGGTTGCAGTGAATAAGCCTGCTGCACCTAAATTGCCTACATTAGCATTGCCTGTAGTAGAAATAGTATTTGAACCAAATGCAGCTAAGAATACAGCAACGTTGCTATTAGCATATAGAACAGGGGCAGTTGCAAACACACCGTTGCCATAGAGAACGTTGCTTGTGCTACCAGTGAGGTTGACTGTTGCGATATTACCAATACCGCTTACATTAGCTACTGCTACTGAGTTCGCAATCGCAGCGTATCCAACTTGTCCAGTGACGTTAGCACCAGTGAGTGAGCTTATAGCTGCACCATTGCCAAAGAGATTAGCGGTTACATTGGCTGCGGTGATATTTCCAATTGCAGTGATGCTACCGGGGAATGAAACATTTGAATTGGCAGAGTAGAAATAGATCGGAGTACTTGCTGTACCCGTTGCATTTTGATTAAAGATACGTAGGGTATTAGAACTATCAACATCTATATTCCAAGTAGAATTTGCTTGACCAGTTATACCATTGATACCAACATATCCAATCGTAATTTGTCCACCTTCAGCACCGGTTGATCCAACAATAAGGCTATTATTAGCATATACTCTACCAACAGAATTCAAGTTGCCAACATTTGCATTTGCTGTTACTGCAACTGAACTTAGTGTACCTACTGATGTGATATTTGGCTGTGCTGCTGTCGTTACAGTACCCGCTGTACCCGCTGTAGCAGCATTGAGATTAGCTACTTGAGTAGTTGAAGTGACTTGAAGAGGTGCAGTACCAGTAGCGATATTTGAAACTAACCTAGTTCCAGTCACTAGTCCTGCTGAATTCAAGTTACCAACATTTGCATTACCGGTTAGAATCAAAATATTATTAGCGAAGTCGTAAACAAATCCTGGATTACCGGCTAGCAATCCTGCGTTGTTATATTGTACTTGCGTGTTTGTCCCAGATGCAACACCAAAGCCATTAGCTCCTCCAACGTTAGAGATAGCTCTGCCGCCCTGTTGATAAACGTTAGCAGTCAGTCCGGTAGTAGTCTGCAATGAAAGGATATTTGATGAGTTACCGTCAGCAGACGTTGCAATTCTTATTGTAGTTGAAGTTGGCTTGTCATACACATAATAAGTAGTATTCGCTGTAATACCACTAGTTGACATATCACCGATAAAAGTGATTGCTGCATTAGCAGTAAATTGTGATGAGCTTCCTACTGTAACTCTGTTAGTAGTTACTGTTGTTCCGCTAACATTAGTGTATGCATACACTCCATATCCAGTCGAGTTCACTGGAGTAGATAATCCAGAATCAGAATAGAGTGAGAAGGTGTTTGCTGAAATTACATTGGCATAATACGAATTGCCGTTCAACTGAGTCATGCCCGGAGCACCAGTAATAGTTACTCTAGCACCTTCAGTAAAATAGTTATTTCCTACAGTAGTTACAACAGCAGGATTGGCTTGTGAAACACTCTGAATATTAGCGATGATAGTTGCTTTAGGAGTCCAGGACAAATTACCTGTGCCGTCAGTCTCAAGTACGTATCCTGTTGCACCACCGGTTATCTTTACATTAGATACATCACCTAATGTGAGTAGACCACCGGCATTTCCGCCGCGATTCACCCAATTAGTACCATCAAACGCTAGAACTTCCCCGTTAGCAAGAGAAGCAGCAGTTATGTTTAGATTTCCTACAGCACCGTCAATCTGACCGAAACCGATAGCTGAGTACGAAGTCAAGACTTCAACGTTTTCATTCGGAGTTGTCTTACCGATGAAAAGTCGTTTCTGATCTGACGCCCAACCGAATTCGGCTTCGTCTAATTGCGGCAGGTCTACTAAGTTACCTGAACGCTGCTGTATTTTCGAAATTTGTAAAATCGCCATAAGAGTAATCTTCACCCATTGATATACTCTTATTTATGCTTTACGTATTCTAAATCCTCATAGGAATTTGGTATAATATTGTTCTAGTCTCTTGTACCATTGTTGGGTGTAGTTATCAAACTCATTACCCTCAATGATGAACTCTAGATATTGAGGTTTAGCCCATAGTCCATCCACAAGCTCAGGCTTGACGCACATAAAGATTACTCCCTTGCGAATCTTTGTTCCATAGACTTCGTTATGAGCCAATGCATATGCTGCGGTCTGAACAAAGTAATCGTCAATCCATTCGCGCTTCTTAGGTTTATTGGACTGCTTGTGGTCCATGATAGCTTCAGCACCTTCATGTACTCCGCACAAGTCTGTAGTCCCTGCGTATATTTCAGGGAAGTATAGTGAGACTTCAGTACCCCAAAACTCATCACATTTAGTTAGACCTTGCTCAATGATCTGAGTAGCCATCAGATGGCTTTGCTGACTGTAAGGATTGCTACCGGGCTCGCTGCGCTTATCTTCTTTGATGAAGTCTTCAATCCACTTGTGCATACGAGTACCGCGACCCGCCGCTTCAGTGGTGATTTCTTGCGCTTTCTTGTACCCGACTCGCTTACGCCAGTCTGCTAAGGCTTGTTTTGATTCTTCTGATTTAGTTGCTTCTAGAATCGTAGTCACACTAGGAACTTTGAATCCGTCGGGCGTGACATACTTGCGTGAACCGTCTATACTAGTTTTGCTTAGTTGTTGATAGGGATACTTGTTTGTTATTGCCATACGTTACTATAACAGAACTAGTTAAAGAGTCAACTGAATTGGTTAAATCTTCATTGCGTGTTTAGCCATATTCGCAACAGTCTTGTCGTTGTCAGGTGTGGGACCTTTGGTTACTGTATCTTCTTTTTGACCTTTGAATACTACTCGGTCACCTTGAATATTTTTAATTAAGTCTTTGAGAGGAGGAACCTTGATCATGTTGTATAGATCATTGACATCTAGAATAACGTCATAATGTTGGAAGTAATCCAACAGTTGATCTACAGTATAATCGTCTCCGATGTTACCGTCATCCAAATCAGTTTTTAACTGATTTGAAAGTGCAACGAGTTTTGCTGTAGTGACATTATCGTCATCAAATTCAAAGAGACGCATTATTATCTCTTTGCGCGGCCAACACTACCTGTCTGCATACCCATGTCTTCTTCCGGAGCAGGTGGGAGTTCTTCTTCCGGAGCAGGTGGAAGATCAGCCATTGCTGCTGCGTCTGCATCTGCTGCTGCATCTACGTCCATTGCATCTTCTGCACCAGCGAGGTCAGCACCGAAGCCAGGACCTGATTGACCAGTGATACTGTTCAATGCAGTCTGTAGGGTGTTCTTAGTTTCTAATAGAGCAGCGTTAAGGGTAGAGAGCGAACCTGAAACTTGACTGTTGAATGTAGTGCTTTCGTTAGCACCGATTTCTGACTGAATTGAATCAACAAGAGCAGGAAGTTCCTTAACGAGCATGTCGTTAACTTCTTCATACATCTTCTGAATTGAATCAACCATATCCTGAGCAGCTAGAATGACCTGTGACTTTTCTACTTCTTCATTCTCAAAAACGATACGAGGAGTCTTGATAGTGCGAAGATGCTGAGTGAGAGCTTGTTCCATGAACAATGCTTTCAGATATGAAGGATTGTTCTGAGTTTCATAGAAGTTAGGCGACTTCTTTGATTCTCTGATCAAATTAGTTACCTTCTGAAGCATAGCACGAGTCTTTGCTCCGTCCAATACAGATACGTCAACTCCAAAGGAGAAGTTTTCTTTTAGCGCCTTTGCTGCAACGTTCTTATTTTCTAAATCATTAAGTTTCATGGTTAGCTCTTCCGTTTTGATTAAGTATTTATCACAGACTTCTAAATTTTGTCTGGTTGGTTTGACTAAATTTCCTAGCCTGTATCATCTTAGAACTATTTATGTAAGTTTTGATTTCATCTAGTATTTGTCGTTTTTTAATGGTGTCTTCTTGCAGCTTGATTACATAAATCCATTTGGAATCCCGGTCAGCATGTCTGCGTAACATGTTTCGGTGAACTAATAAATCAGTATCAATACTAGACAATTTCATGTCTAGTACTTCTATCTTGCCAGCTTCTCTGTGGTTACCGGCATGATGTAAAGTACACCAAGCTACTGCATTACGCATAGATTCAAACTCAAGAGAAATGTCTTTACCAAAGACCTTAAATAAACCTCGTCTAGTAGGTACAATAGTGTACTTCCCAAACAAAGAATGTCTACCGTTCTGTTCACGGGTTATCAGAACTTCTTTAAGATCAGACCGTAGTTCGTTTTCAAAAAATTGATCTAGCTTGACTTCAGTTTTCATTACATTACCTCAAAATAAATGTTCTTTAATTCTGCTGTAGTATCCATAAACGCAGGTAAACCACTTATTTGATTTGGACAAAGTATCATTGGAACACCTTTACAATCATTGTATAGTGCTGCTAATGACTCTGTTTCCCTATCAAATACGCTAGAGTGTTGAATCTCAAATTCAAACTTCCAGCAGTAACTAACTGTATCTTCTTTCGGAGTATATAAAAACCCAAACAAGTTAAATTCATCTTCAGTCATTTCTATCTTAGTAGGAAATCTAACGACTTCGGGCTGAGAACGCATTGAGATAACTTGTAAAATTGTGTCAAAATTGCATTGCGTGTTTCGCTTATTTAGCCAACCTTCTATATCATCCTGATTTGGTTTGGAACGATTCATTACCCCTGTTTGGGTAATATCAAAAAGCGTGTAACAACATAAGCGATGCATGTTACTATTTAGAGCCAAAAAAAACCCGGGAATTAAATCCCGGGTTTCTCATGTTTTGCTTTCGCTAATTATTAGTTAGTGAAAGTAGCAGTTGCGGAACCAGTTACTGCGTTAGCAACGCCAGCAGCAGTCAAACCTGTGCGAACAGCAGCTACAACGTTTGCGCCTGCTGAACCGTCTACTGACCATGCACCAGTTGGGTAAACTGCGAATGCAATAGTGTCAGGACCTGCAGTAGTGAACTCATACATGTAAACAGTAGCCAACTGCTGAACAGTTTCAACGATTACGTTTACCTGAGCACCACTGAATGCGCCTGAGGAAGCTGCGGTGATCGTGAAGAAGTCGAGCTTTGGACCTTGTGGCTGAACAGTTGCGGCTGAAGTAACTGCGTTTAGACCAGTGTTCTGGTATGCTGGTGAGTCTAAGTGTAATACTGGCTTGAAATCACCATTTGTCTTTGTAAATTGTGCCATTTTAATGTTTCCTTATAATGTGTGAGCGTCTTCGGCTCATACAATTATTTATGCCAGGACGAAAAAAAGTCGGTTTTGGTCAACTTCTATGAACGTTTTGGGAAACCTGCAAGAGGTTGTGTAGCGAATCTACCTGCTCCCGGTTGAGCTGGCTGACCTGCTGCGGGTGCTGCGGTCGGGGGAGTTTGCTGAGGCAAAGCATTAGCGATACCAGGAGGAGTTACCTTAGATACACTTGCAATAGCAAACATTGCATTAGCAAGTGCTATTAGAGCCTTTCTTGGGCTATTCGGATTTGCTGCGACGGCTTGAACTAAAGGTTCAATTTGAGCTTTCTTATCATGCCATTCAGTTGGACCCATGTACTTGTCAAGCCAAGCATTTAAGAAGTCAGCAACGCCCATTGCGTTTGGATTGGCTGGAGCCGGTTGCTTCTTGCCGAATCCCAAAAATTCATTAACATTTACGATGCTTTCAAATACTTGATCTAGCTTTCGGTATTCCTCAGTTGCAACCGGAATCGGCATACAGCGACTGAGGAATACACCGGAGTTACCTGCACTCTCGTAGAGACGGACACGAAGTCCTAAGTTGTCCCACGTTAACCCATGCTCTCTTAGCATGTTAGTGATAGCGCGATATACGCTCTGAGTCAAGAATCTTTCACCTGCTTTGCTACTTGCGTTCCAAGTAGGAGCTAGCTTGCTTACATCATATCCGGCAGCAGCAAACTTAAGAATTTTGTTCGCTGCAAATATTCCGCTTTCTTTATCACCTTTAGCTAACTTAGCCATATCATTATTCAGTTCCGCAGCCATCTTAGCAGGAAGAGCCTTAGCACCAGCCTGGGGTTGAAGTTGACGCATTTGACCTTTGATATTTTCATAAGGATCAGTTGCTGCTGCATTCTGTCCTGCAGGGGCGGCCTTAGGGGCGCCGGCTGGGGTAGCAGCCGCTCCCGGTGCAGCGCCCGGTGCAGCGCCAGCTCCTGGTTCAGCAGGCGAGTCTCCTCCGGGATTTGTAGTCGGAGTAGTACCTGTATTAGGATTAATTACACCTGTCTGAAGACCGGTAGTAAGAGAAGCCAACGCATCACCTACGAAGTCTTTAATGAAAATGTTTTTAGCTAGTTGAGCTTTAGTAGTCATGCCAGGCTTAAACATGCTCTGCAATCCAGCAGCACCATAGTCACCGATCAACGCATCTAGAAAACCTTCGTTGATTTCAGGTTTCGGACTTTTGAATTCATTAATCTTCATTTTTCTTCCTTAGGCTTTTTGCGAATCTTGTCTGATCCTTACTTTTGATCGCACTCAGGAGCTTTCTTTCAAGAATCTCAGCCTTTTCGGAAGGGTAATGTTTTTGCATCAACTCAATCAGATAGATGGCGCTGGCAATCACATTGGATGCGCGATTCTCAATAACATGTGAAATGTCACGAGTGTCGCCATACGCTTGTAGTTCTTCTAAAAGGCTCTTAGTCTTTCTTTGCATAGTGTAAGGATCCTATAGTGTTATTTAGTCTAAGAACTTAAAATTATTTCTTTAGAGAGTTTAACAAAGACTTGAGTTTAGCAGATTGTGCGTCTGCTACTACTGGTCTTTCTGTCTGATCAATTGTATTTTGTACAGCACTATTTACCGATCCTACTTGACTTGTTGTCTTGATTTTATCCATGATCTGACTAGGAGTAGCTTGCTTTGGTTCATCTTCTCCACCTTCATCTGTGATACGCATAGTCTCAATGTTATAGTCCAAATCAACTTTCATCCCAACACCAGTAGAACTACGAGACTTCATACACTGAATCTGATACTTACCGCGTTCACGCATAGACCTAGAAGTAAAGATACCGAACACATAGTCAGCAGTATTGATCTTAGAAATACCACCTGCGATATGACTATGATCAAACTCAATTTCTTCAACAGCAGAACGATTTAACTGTGATGCAGTGATCATCAGAACACCCAGTTCCTTTGCAAGATTACGCAATTCTTCTGAAACATATTTGTCTTTGATAAACTGATCGCTGGGATTGACCTTGATACTGACTGGCATGACAAGATCAAGATAGTCAATCATCACGAAGTCAATCTTGATTCCTGTCTGAATCTGCACTTCTTTGATGTATGCCCGAATTGCATTCACGTTAGACTGTGCGGGTAGACCCTTCACACGATACTGACCCATCTTCTTGCCAGCCATCTTGACCTTGAGTTCAGCATCGTCAAGATTTTTACGAATGTCCTTCGTACTCATGCTCGTGAGCATGGCGTCAGTACGCAGAGAAGTCAGTTCTTCTGAAAGTTCAAGAGTCACATAGACACCACTAAGGCCCTGACTGAGCCAATTAAGTGCGATATTCATCATGACTAGAGACTTACCAGAACCAGAACCACCAGCGAAGATATTCAATTCTCCGCGACTCATCCCACCATACATGACACGATCAAGCTGGGGCCAACCCGTAGACACCTGTCCTCCCTGATTGAAATACTTGTTCAGTCGTTCCTTAGGATCAGCGAAATAGTCTGTCCCCATGTCACGTTGTAACGAGATTTGCACAGCATCTTTGATTAGCTTTTCAACTGGATCAAACTCTCCCTTCTCAAGTAAGTCTGCTGCTTTGAGAATAGCCCGTTCGAGTTCCTGACGTTTAGTAAACTGTTCAAATTCTTCTAAGAACCAATCATAATGTCCTTCGTCAAGCTCAGGAATATTTTCAACATCAACGCCAGTTGTAGCTTTGATTTGAATTGGGTCGGGCATAATACTATACTTCGTAGTATGCTCTATCATGAACTCTGCTACTGGTCGCAAAGTTCTATCAAAATTTTCTGCATTCATGATGTTCATAACACGAGTATACAACTCTGCATTAGTTACCATCATTCGCAAGAATAAAGCCTGTACGTCTGTATTATATTCTTTTATCAAGTTTTGTCCTCGCCATTTGAATCTTAATCTTACTATTTGTTGCTGAGTGAAGTATACTTAGTAGCGTCGGAAGTCGCCCGTATTTTACTACAGCGTCATTAACGTCTTTTACATCCGGTCCCCAATCGGGCAAACTTACTTGAAATCCTAATTCCAAAGCCTGATCGCATATTGCTAATCCTGTCTTGTCTTGATCAGGCACAACAATGATAGTCTTATTTAGGTTTCTCAGTAAATCAACTTGTGTATCACCTATTGTGTTAGTAGTCAACGCACACCCATTGATACTCAGAGCATCAAATATGCCTTCTACTACGATACAGCAATGCCACTCTGGCTTCTGAAAGTCATAGCCAAAAAGATAACCAGACTGCTGTTCACTTATAAACTTCGGAGTGCGATTATCTAGATATCTGCTAGTGTTGCCTACAATCTTGTTATTGAAGGTAAAAGGTATGATAACCCTATTAGAGTTTCTACCCTCTTCATACGGAGTTACCATGTATGGATAATCAGCGTAGTTCAACCCACGTGCTGCTAGATAGTCAATGAACACCTTATGATCAGGATTATTCACATCTATAAAATCAGCTTCTGGCAGAGGTACTTCGTCAAACTTGACCTTCTTCTTTTGCTTTATTACCCTAGTCAAATCTAGCAAGTCTTTATGTTGCAGACTCTCTAGATTCCATTTGTTTACCTGACTCTCATCTATGCCAAGCCAATTCAACAGCATCTTGGTGTTGCTAGTAAGCTGTCTACCTAAGGTGAAGCCGCACTTGAAGTTACAGTTGAAGCAATGATAAGACCAGTTTTCTCCGTTTGATTTAACCCCGCCGCGCATACGCTTGTCTTGTTTATGTCCACGGTGATGGCAGCACGGAGCGTTGAAACTAGTCCAACCGCTACTAGTGTGCTTCTTCTTTCCCGGAATAATAGACAGGATGTCAAACATAAATCTACTATAACATACCTGATATAAAAATCAAGTGTTACGGTGAATTAACGGGACAAAATATTCGTGACGGCGCCGGCGTTGCTAGTGAAAGTCATACGCACGAAAGGATGATATCCTTTTACAACATAACCTACTGTTTCAGTCACGTTTGCTAGATCAATGTGAGCTTCAATTGGATACCAATCTACGTCTGGCTGACAGGAACCTTCAATTAATACATTACCGTAGTACTCATCATACTGAGCCTGAATAGTCAAGATAGGGTTATTAGTAGTATTGATTGGGCTTGTATGATATTCCACATACTGCCCGTTGCCGTAGTAATCTAGATTAGCTTGACTCAAGTTAGGGAAGGGCTGACCAGTTGGAATAGTTACAGTAGCAGAAGGTACGAAAGAAGGTAGGATCGAATTGACAACGTTCATATCTCCTCGTGCACCTGCATTCTGATCTACGAACACAGGATAATCAAAATCACCTACTGGAATTTCAAGTGAATAGTGTGCTTTCTGTGGATCAATGTTTTCTATTTCAGCAGGACCTACGTTCAAAGTGGCAATTCCAGTGAGCGGAAGCTGCAAGTCTAGTGCTTTGTTCAATAGAACAGCAGAGCCATCATAGCTAATAAGTCTAAACGTTATAACTTTACCAGTAATGTCTACTGGCTTCTGCTCCTGATTTAGGAACTGAAACTGAATCTGGTTGTCTACCCCTTTGTTTAAGGTCAACGTTTTAGCATATTGTGGCATGTATATCCTCGGTGAATTACCTGAAAGGAGAACAACAATTTGACGCTGCGTGTAGATGAAAACTTGTGTACTGTAAGCCATGCAATGTTGCTATCCCTATTGTCTTGTATTTATCATCCTAGCACATCTTCAAGCCTAATATTAAATATTCAATTTGGTTTTCCAAAACTAAATAAACTAAGATATGAGCAACGAATTTTTTAGAAAACTTGGTGAGAATCACCCTTTCATTTCTATCTGTTCCTATGCCAGTCAAGACTATGTAGGTATAATTCAAAACCGAGACGATCTAGTAACTACTATGTACGATTACGGTGCTATTGTCCCTGCTGATCTTAAGGCTAAGTTCTTAGAATTGGGGGAGGTATGGTGGTGGGAATCAAATAGAACCATTCCCATTAATTTGTTTCTAAAAGAAGAATGGGCTATATTTAAGCCCTTCATCAGAACTTTCAACAACAAGAGTCTAGATATACTTCACGGCCCAGTCGTTAGCATGACTGACTTCACTAAAAAGCGAACAAAGCGAAGATCAATTACTCTAGTTAAGCGGATGCCCTAGACTTCTTCTTTAATTCTTTCTTACGCTTTTCTTTAGCCATCATCAGAGTTGTGTCTCCGACCCGTTGATCAAACGTAATTCCCATTAGATGATCCAGCTCATGCAAAAATACACGAGCTTCCATTCCAGACAACTCACGCTCAACAACAGTACCTTCTGTATTGTGGTATTGAACCACACAAGAAGCCGGACGCTTGACTTTCATATACAAGTCAGGGAATGAAAGACACCCCTCAAGATCAGTCAATCTATCTTCTGATAGCGATACGATCATAGGATTGATGCAAGCTACAAACTTAGTAAAGTTCCCCATAGTGAAGATGCGCTTCTTGATGCCAACCTGTGGTGCAGCAAGGCCAACTCCACCGTTAGCAGTCATAAATTTTGCCATCTCTGTGATGAGTTCAGTTGGGTCTCCGTCAATCTCAAAGTCCCATGGTGTTGTCACTTCTAGTAATTGCGGGTCGTTCTCTTTGAGTAGTGCTAAGTTCATGTTTGTTCCTTCAATAGATTCATGTGTACAACAACCAACTGTGCATAAGCTACTGCGTGACTACGCTTGAAGCTATAACCAGATTGATCTTTGTCCCAAACAGACTCATTAATTTCTTTCCACTTCTTCCCTAGCAAATGTCTCTTAGCAGGGCGAATCACTGCGAGGAACATAGCAAGGCGAGGGATACTATCAATAGGTTCAGGCATTCTACGCATTAGATCATACGAGTTGCCCAAGTGAATGAGTTGTTCTACGGTAGCTTTATCTTTCAGCATAGACCAATCTGGGTCCTGCATTAGCTGAATGAGATGCACTTCGTCTCGTACCTGATTGTAGACATGCACATTCAGCAAGTCTAGCTTGAAGTACCCTCTATCCTCTGCTTCTCCGTAGTGCAGCGAAGACATATCGTGAATGGGATCGTATGGAATATCAGTGATATAGACGCCTGTTGGATGCTTGCGAATAGGATTGACATTACGCATTGACGCAGGAATATGCTTGATGACCGCTAACAGTTTGTCGCGGTCACCCAAATCAATATCTACATCAGCATCAAGATTCATTTACATCCATTTCAGTAGAAAGAAAGTATACAACTTTTCATCCACGATGTCATACTTATCGGTTATTTTTCCTTCGTCAGTACGAATTTTAATACCGTATTTAGATTCAACGTATTCACCGAACTTATCGGGATCCAATGGCAAGATTGTAGTAGACTCCTGAAGTGATGAGTCTAAATATTCCATACGAATTTTCTTCAATGCACCCCAATAGTCCCAACGCTTCTTACGAAAGTCAATCTCAGGGTCATCTGGATCGTAGTCCTCAAAGCCATTGCCAAGTGGAACTTTCATCGTAGATGTGTGAAACCAGCCGAGATGAGTTTCTGATAAGCCTTCTGCACAACGACAGCCTGACGCTCTGCGTCTTCAAGTGCTTTGTGCGAAGTTACATGACCGCCGTCTTTCAACGAGACACCTGCAATTTCGTAGATCGTGCGACAGTCGCGGATGTTCCAAAAAGGCCAGGGGTTCTTGATTTCCAGTTCACGGAAAGCATTTTCAGCAACCATGATATCAAAGACAGAACCGTTGCTCCAAATCTTATCAGCACGATTCCAGCAGAACTTATAAAGCTGCTCCATGCAATCCTTGTAAGGGATACGATTCTGATCGCCCATTGCTTCTTCAATAGCTTCGGGATTCTGTTCGCTCCACCAACGAAGCGTATCATCGCTGATGCTACGACCGTATACATCAGTCTGCTCATCCATCGTAGGACGAAGTTCAATGCGGTCAATCATACCCACACCTCGTGGATCAAATAGAACTGCACCAATTGTGAGGATCACAGTTGACGGTGTAGTGTCAAGTGTTTCCATATCGATCATTACGTGACTACTCATTAGAACTCCATACGTTATCTATATCTTTAACTTCACTGACTATATCACCATCTAGGTAATTAAGCAATAGTGCAGGGCGCGGATTGGGTAAATGATTGGGCATACTGCTATGCAATATTCTACAGTTGTACAGCAGCACACTACCTTTAGGCATGGTTAGCTGTTCATAAAAGTCCCAAAAATACTTATTGTATGCACCATTGTAGCACATATCAATATCCCAGTCGGGTTCATGACTGTTGGGCACAAAACCAGTAGAACCCATTTCAGGTGTCGTGTCTTGTAATGCAACGATGCACTGTACACCTAATAATCTAGTATCCGTGTTCCATTGTTTGAATCTATGCGGGGTGTCAACGTGAGGATTAACCAACTTACTATCTCCGTTGATAGTCACAATATCACTATAATAGAATTGCGCGTTGTTTAGTTCTTCGTTCACCTTCGGGAATAAGATATTATTGATTGCTTTGACTTCAAACCAATCCATGACTGACTGGCTCCACCAAATACTGATTTCATTATCTAAATGATAAATGTCGCCATGCTCTGCGTATACTTTACCCGAGTCTACTGCCCGAATTGGATAGAGCTTATGTAATTTAGAATTGATGCTGTCTATTAGGTTAGTAGGAATCACATTCTCAAGAAAGATGTATCCTTCGCCTTCAGTAAGTTCTTTACTCACATAGCTTCCAATGCACGTAAGTCTTTTCGTCTAGTACAATATATCCAGACACTTTGAACCAGTTACCAAGGTATTTTGGTTCCTTATATCGTTCACGACACCACTTCTCTAGTTCACCGGGACCGTAGCGGTCTGAACCAATAGGAATACGAATGAAAATCCTATCTTCCCATTCGTGTCCAACTTGAATCTTCTTCTTGATCTTCTGAACTTGTGGCACTACGTCAATAATTTCTTCTTGATAGGGCACTAGCCCCATAGCAGCCTGAACCATATAAAATCCTTTTCGTATCTAAACTTGTAGTGTAGATCATTGCCACTGTAATACCATCTACAATGATACTCACATTTGCCTATATTGTCTCGTATCCAGTTGACAATCTCTGCATGTCGTTTGATAGTCTTAGCCGGATCAGGTTCGTAAATATGAACCTCATACCAACCCGGCTTAGTTAATTCCCAACCGTTCTTTGAGTCATAGTGATTCATTAATATCCAGCTTGTTTTAGCAACTCTTTAACTTGTTTGACAACATTTACATCACGCTTGAACTTGATAGCCCACTGTTCTGGATTGATGTAGTCTAGAATTATCTTCTGCTGTGACTCGTCTAAGTCTTCAATCAACTTGATTCCGCTCTCACTATGATACAACATCCAAGGGCTGATCTTACCTGCGGTGATTAAATATACCAAACGATTTCTGTTTGCATAACGCAGACAGTCTTTTGTTTCAATGCCTGCTGCCTTTGCAAGTTCAATTGTGTTCTCAATACTACGAGCAACAGCATCCATTGGATCTTCATCCTTTAGATGCTGAATGAGAAACTTGGTGTAGTTCGTATCACTACACCAGCTATCAATCTTCACGTTGTTCTTAAGCAACCAGTCAGCATAGCGATTGACATTCAAACAATGAATGTTCACACAGTAATGTCCGAACTTGACGAACGCAATGTAATACGCTGACTTGCTAAAGTCAAGGTATGTCTTCTGCTTTTTAGTTGCAGTATTCTTTGCGTAGAAGCGAAGCCATGACTGAAAGCCGATGCGGTTACCTGGCAAATCTTTATCTTGCCAGCGGCGCTTGTTCTCGCACAGATGCTTCATCATGGTTGTCTCACGCTGAAACGATCTGTTGCAAAACTCGCAACTAAATTCTGAGGGCTTAATTGCCCCAGTCTTCTTCATACTGTCTAATATCTTCGTCTGTAGTAAGGTCACTTAACAACTCAATCTCATCAAATTTTAACTCGGGAAACTTCTTAGCAAGATACATCTTTTTCTTGTGATTGTCAATGAACACTTCACTGAGAAGGGTTATATCACCGTCGTTAGTTTTAGGATATACCTTCTTGAAGTATTCCTTGATTTCTTTCTGCTTCGGACTATCAAGCAAACGAGAAACACGTTCACGGATATGCGGGATCCACTGATGAAACTGCTTACCAATACCTGGACTTGCAGCGCATAGCATCAGCCATTGTAGCTTGGGATGCTTCTGCACGTTTTCATTAAACAGATACTTATTAGCGTGGTACTCAGTGCTTTGAAGATAGTATGACTGAACGTCCGAACTAGCTTTCACCGCACTGATCCAATGCAACATCATGAACGGCACAAACTTCTTCTGCTGTTCAGGAGTCAATCTATCATAGTACGAGTAGTCTTTCTTGTCTATAGCCGTTAGGGCGTCAAACAAGTCAAAGTCTTGACCTGTGAACTTTTCGTCTGCTGATAGTTTCTCTTTAGCCATTAAGAGCGCAACGCTTCCAAAGTGATAAGGTGTTCAACAGTCTTGCCCAACTCATTCAAGTCAGTAATGATAGTGAGACTAGGACCGTCATTATCTTTATAGCGTTCTTGTTTGGAATGTTCAATGATCCATCCACCCGAAGCAGGATAGATAGCGAATCGCACACTTGACTTCGGCGTAGGAGTATCAGCATCTCGTACTGCTACCAATTCTGTGCTATTGCGACTCTTTTCCCATGCTTCACGAGACCACTGTGCAAACTTTCTCTTAAACCATCCCATCTTCTTTTCCTTCTTTATATTACCTGTAAAACTATCTACATTAATTCTAAACACACCATTGCTGGGTGCAGCACTAGCCATAGTTCTAGCATATGATGCTTGACCGATACTTCCGTTAGACATATTATTTTTTCTTAGTTACAGTGATTTTAATGTTTGGATACAGTGTGCGTACTACACCCATAACATCTGACTGCTTATTGTTCTTCTTGAAAGTCTTGATATCTGCTTCTTTAATCATCGTTCTGTCCCTCTAAAACACTTGATTGTAGTCTACGACTTCACAATTCCTACTGATCTCTTTGACAAAGTAAACACATCTAGGCTTCTCACCGTCATCAATAGGAACACAAAGAAACTGTCCATTACGAAGTCTTGGGGCATACCAAGTAACGTCTGGATAGATATCTAAAATCTCAATTGGTAAAAACGTAGGAGAGAACGAACTCAAAGGATTAAACTGGAACGCATTAAAACCTCTGTCATTAAGACTAGAAAGTGGGAGCGTTTCAAGATCACCGTGTTCTTGCTCTCCTATGAGTATCTGCCAATCTACTGGCATCTTAATAGTCTTGTTACCAATTCTAAGAACAAGAGCCGGACTGTTAAACGATTCCAAAAAGATCAGAGGGATATAATGATAGTCAACATTTGCGGGTGTTGAGTTATCAAGAATAGCGAACCGAAGATCATCTATTTCTTCTGGTAACGTTTCTAAGTTGTAATAGGTATTTTCAAGGGTTAAAATTCTCATAGTGTGATCATAGCTTTTCTGTTGTAAAAAGTCAACACCTTAATAGTCCAATTTCTCCAAAGTGAATGGATAGTTGGCCTCTTTATAAAATGCTTTTCTTTGTGTTAGGTGTCTCTTTGCGAACTTGCAAGTGCTAGTGATATCCCAGATTTCTACATGGTCCTTGTCTTCGGCTTTTCTGATTCCTCGTCCAATGCTCTGAATAACTCTTACAAAAGATTTACCTGGCTCAATAAGAACCAAATTAAAGATGCGAGGAATATTAATTCCCACGGCTGCGACACCATAAGTTGCCACAATGATCTTATCATCGCTTGTAGCGACTTCATCGTACTCTTCCTTTCGCTCAGTCAGTTTTGTGCCTCCGTTAACAAACACAGAGCCTGGCATTCTACTGACTAATTCTTTACCTGCATTCACCCGATCCACAAGCACAAGGGTATTGCCGGTCTCGTTGACTTTTAGAATGAGTTCAGCCATCTTATCTAGACGATGAGTATCTTCTAACAAATGCTTTAATTCACTCTGATAGTTGGTGAACTCTACCGTATCCTTAAGCTGAACAATATTCACATGACACTTAGCAAGCACACCGCGCTCTTGCAATTCAGATGCTGCTAGCTTACCGATAACAGGACCAAGTGAAACAAGAAGGGATACACGGTCCATCTCTGCCTTTGGAATTGTACCAGTCAGTCCCCAGCGAATAGGAACGTATGACAGAACGCCAGTGAGCAAAGTCTTCAATACCTCAGCCTTAGCCATATGTACTTCATCAACGATAACACAGCCAATGCCGTCAAAGAAAGATTCTGCTAGTTCAGGATCACCGTCGTCTTCCTTTGAACCCTTGAGAAGATTATTGAGAGACTGCCAGGTGCAGATAGTATGAGTCTTTCCGTAATCCTTGCGATCACCGAAGTATACCCCTACATCAAGACCGAGATTGATATAGTCTGCTTCTGTCTGAACGACTAGAGACTTATTAGGGACGATCACAAGCGATCTGCCATACGGTTCTGCACACAGTGATAGTGCAGCAGTCATAACAGTCTTACCTGCCCCTGTAGCAATCTCTTGCAACGCCTGTGGATTAGCTAGAAAGTTATTGATGATTTCTATCTGATAGTCACGCAGAACGACAGGCTGTCCTTCTCGCTCGTGTCCTTTCGGCCAGCAGATGTGAGAGAACGTATCTTCGGTTACCTGTTCAAACTTGAGTTCAGCACGGGGAGGGCGCAGGTCGTGTAGATCAATATCATATCCCTTGTCATAGAGATAAGGAATGATACCATCTAGTAGATTAAGATACGTGCTGCCTGCTAACGAGAAATAACTGATCTTGCCGTTCCAACGTCCTAAACGCACTGCCGGAAGATATCTTGCTCCTGGCTTCTCGTACTCAAACATCTTCATCAATGCACGACGATCACCTACTTCTAGGCCCTCAATCTTTATGTTGACTTCATCTTTAATTATAATCTTTGCTTCGTTCATTTGACCTCTACTGGTCGTGAATTCTTCAGCACGACAATTTTATCAATATTGTGATTTACGTAAGTATTTAAGCGAGTGTTTAAGTGGCTATGAGTTTGTAGTAAGAAGGACCTAGGCTGAATCGGACTGTCTCGCGTAGTATTATAACTTGATGCCGGCACAATAGTCATACCGACTAGTATGTTTTCAATCTCGGATCGCAGTTTCTTGTCTGCGGATAGTGTCCTGTCTAAGATGACCCGTTGAACTTTAAGCATCCTCATCCATGCTGCTACTTGAGTAAGGTTGTCTATATCAACTTCTGTTTGATACTCATATGCAAACTTTAATTTAGGGTCATTCCCGTAAAAATTAGAATGCACAGGTAACTGAAACCCAGCCAATTTGTAAAGGTTGTCTGCGGATATCGTCAAATCAATATTGCTGATCAGTTCTGCAACAACAGGATTAGCTGCACCTAACAGGATTCTACCGTTGATGTTCATCAACGTAGGCTCCCAAATCAAACCCTCATACGGTTTCAAGTCTTCTAGTATGCTGCTCAATGTCTCGCAGTAATTTATAACTGTGAAGAATTTGGGTAGAAAGTTGTACAGCAACTTAAATGCAAGTGTACTGAATGGTGCCCTGTACAACTTTTCTTCCTTAATCCATTGAAAAGGATTGTCATCAAGAGTACGAAAGGCAGAAATAAAATTCTTATTGAACGGGACACGTACAGTGATAACATCATCAAACAGATACACATTTGCACCCGTGTATTCAGGTGTGCTTTGTACAACCATTGACTTCCAAGGAAGTACCTTAAGTTCTTCCTTTACTAAAGCAGCCTTAGACAACTGCTTTGCATACTTACTGATCAGCTTATCAAACAACTCAGCCTGATTGGAAGTTACACGGTGTGAATTATGAATCATCGTTTGAAGATTCACCATGAACTTATAGTCGTACTGACTTAAGCTAATCTTTCCTTGCAGGAAGAAGTAGAGAAGGTGTTCTTTGCAATCCATGTTTTATCATAGCACCGTATAGTAGATTTAGCAAACATAAAGGTAAAAAAATGGGGGCCGAAGCCCCCACATAGTTTAGGAGAGTAATATCTTAGTGCTTGATCACAGTATTTTCTGCGAGAGCCTTCCACTTCGTCGGAGACATCTTGATGAGGTCAGCAATCTTGAGAGCCATACGGATCGACAGTTCACGCAGACGAGACATATTCTGTTCCATGAAAGTAAACACCTGCTCACCTTCATCACCTGCAAAACCGTAGTCAGCAAACAGACCACCGGTAACGTCAGCATCACGATGAACCTGACGAATGCGAAGCATCTTGTCACGCTCACTATCAATCGTCAGATCAAGGAAGTGACACCGCGACTCAAGAGCCTCAAGGTGATCTTGCAGCTTCTTAGAACGAACGTTCTGAAACTTGAGGTTCGTGATGAAGATAGCAGAACCATTGAAGTTGAAGCTGTTCGGAATACCCTCATCACGCAGCAGACGCGAATCCGAGTTCCAGCAGATGCGCCGACGCTTGCCACTGTCAAGAGCAGCCTTGAGAATGTTCAGAGCGAGTTCATCAGCGAACACGCTATCGCAGTCATCAAACACAAGGATGTTCTTCTTATCAGAATACTTGTACAACTGGGTGTACAGACCGAGAGCAGTCATCGCACCCTTGACAACTTCAAAGCGAGGACGATTGCCTGCAATCTGATCAAACAGCGCAGCCTTCTCAAGCTGACGCTCAACACCGAACGACTTACCGACACCCGGAGGACCCGAA